CACCGTAAAATGTGTCAATTGCTGAATACTTTTCCAATTAAAGTTTTAACTACATCAAAGAACAGTGTTGATAACAAAAAAATTCTAGAACTTATAGAAAGAGAGGAAAAAACCAGCGATGCGAAAAAAAGTCTTATAAAGTTTCTATTAAACTTGTCCGATAGTAAATCTAAAATTGGAATAACAGATAGTATTGAGGGTTTTTTACAAGACATCACGCCGTCTATAATTGACCAGAATAAATTATTAATCAGCAAAGGAAACTTGCAACGTCGTGGGCAGGACAATAATGATCGCGATATTAGAGATATCTTCAAAAAACAAATCATAAAATGCATGGAGGAACAGATTCAATCACAACTGGACGAAATCGAAACACTGAAAACTGCAAATCGGCTATTTGAAAATAAGATTAAAGACATGCATTCATTAATAAATTTATCCGAAACTTCTAAACATGACTTTACTTTAGATTCAGATATTGAAAGCTTGTCTCTCGCTAAAGCTCTGAACAAAGTTCAAAGTCTCCCATTCACTAGTGTATCAATAGACGACACCAGAGCAGTGGCAAACAGTTTTTTTTCACAATATATTCCAGATATTGAATACGCAGACAAAAAAATTGATCAATTATGGGAAACTGAATACACAAGGACATTCCGTCTACGAAAAAATGTCAACAATCAAGGACAGGAAGACAGCATCTCATATTCAAATTACACGCTAGAATTGCTTCTTATACCCTTCATGAAACATGTTCTAAAATTAAGACATTTTGAACTGCTCCCAGAAGAGTTTCTGTTCCTTTCTCTAAAAGAGATTATGTTAGCTGTGTACTCAAACTGTAAAATTAAGCATTATTTAAGATTAATCTATATACGGCAGATTAACGAGCTTTCGCATTTAATACATACTCAGAAACAAAGTGATTTGACTTTGACACCTGATTTAGGATCCACAAACCCAGAAGATTTTCAATATCCGCAAGATGACGTTGCCAGCAAGCTTAAAAGGATTCGAAACTCTAGACATATTCAATATATCAAGCGTCCGGAATATCTGTGAACTAAACAAACACGCCGAACACGTTTCCATTAAAAATTTACCTTTAATTGATATTTCGGTTGGGAATGATGATGTATGGTTTCATTTGGAAGATGGCACAATTGTAAATGGCAAATCCTATAAAAGCATATGTGAGAAAACATTAGGGTTTCTAGGCTTCATTGGCATTATTCTTCTTGATTCCGAAGATACGCTAGAAGAGATTCGGCTGAGTAAAACTCAATGTAAACGAAGAATCATTTATTTGATTTTAAAGGAAGACACGGAGTTTTTACTCTGTGGTATTGTATATGCTCTAGAAAATCTACCAATAAAAGGGCAGACACTACTTAAATTACGAGATATTATTAAAAAAATCAGTGTAACTCTGCCAGTCTCTAAACTTCTAGCCTGCACCTGTCAAAAATTGATTAGTATTTTAAGATACATTTTTTACGATGACAAACAGCAAGACGTACTGGATAAAGTTCCACCCATTATTCAGCTCTATTATGAGTCAAAAACAGCAAATATACACATGTTAAATCTTTTTTTCAAATCTCACAACAATGACGACACATGTACTCTATCACTAAACACGAGACGTTTGCAAGACGACTCTAAATATTTAATAGATTTTTTAAAAAGCGCTATATGCGATGCCTTTTCAAAGGAATATAAGATGACAGAAATAGAAAAAACTAGTTTACATTAAACAAATGTAAATGATCAGAGATGATCTTACTTCCTAATCTAACAGTTTCTGCATACTCTTGTTGACTATATTTTGTTAAGAGCCACTTTTTGAAAATTTCTATCACAACCTGGATGTAATGAATAAAATCTATTTTATCCGTTAATGGATAACCAACAGATTGTCTTATTAGTTTGTTTTCTGTTGTCCAGACAGCTGTATATCTATTACAGTCTAGTAAACCTTCGTGTGTCTCTAGAAAATAGTTGTTGGGCTCAAAATATTCGATCCAATATTTATTTTCATATCTGTGACTTAGAAAAACGCTAACCATCTGCTGGAAATTTGTGTAAATATTTTTAAAATCTACTGTAATCTGACTTGCCCCTAAACAATTATATAAACACTTGCTAGCTGTGATAGTCCAATGAGAATCTTCACTATTGATGTCTCCGCTTGTCAAAAAGCTACATGAGCTGTGTAGGAAATTGTAACCAGGAATGTAATTTATGTTCACTACTGGAGTTCTTGAAGAATTGAGAATTTTTTTCCAACAACTTTCCACAGACGTTTTTAACAGAGGAAGTACTACAGAAGGATCCTTTTTTGGACCTATAAAATACACAATATGCATGTTTCTAATAAACATCCAATTAAGATCCATTAATCGACACGCGTTTAAAAAACATCTCAAAAACTCTGTGATTTTTTTTACGATCTTACAAAAAATGTTGTTAGATTTTTTGTGAAGTCGAGATATAAATTTCAATAAGATTTCACTTTTTATATAAGTATCGCTAAAATCTGGGAGAAAACTTTTAGGAACATATAGTTCCAACAAAGATTGAATAATGTCTACCAATTTGACAATAAACAGATCCTGCTCTCCAAAAAAATAATACACATTCTCAGAATTTTCTACTGTTTCCATTGTAACAACCAAACTATTATATTTCAAATATTGTAATGCTCCCAAATTGGGAAGGTCTTCAAATTCATCCACACACTGCGTACTTGGAACACTCTGGCAACCATCTGGTCCTAGACTATCTGGCAGGCCACAGTAAAGTAAAATTCTATTGCAAATATTTTGAATACAAGGTATCTTGTTGTCCAGATCGTAAATCGATAAAAACCACATATTAGGAAACCCTACAAAATAAACTGCCCTCTCATGTCCTTGCGGCCACAAATCTGGACCAATGTAATCATGAACTTGTTTCACAACTAACTTATTTCGAAATAGATTGTCATACAAAAAACTAACAACTGTTTGCAGCAAAAGTAGACACATGTCCTCATCAAATAAGACGGTAAAAAAGTTTTTAGGTGTCACCATTAAGAATTGTTCTTCTGCCAATTTGTATGTTTGTATTGTGAAAAACTCAAGCAATTTTTCTAAAATACTTTCTGAAGACTCTGTACTAGAAAACAGTACTTTTTTACCATTGACATTTAATGAGAAACAAAAGTTTGTGACGTGATAATCAAATCGCATTTTCTTTGTCGCCTGTGTGCAGTCTGAATCTGACAATAGTTCAGAAGATATTTTCGAATAGTTTCCAACACATCTTATTATCATTGGTCTTAAGTCTGGCATGTACAAAACCGCATTACTGTCTATGCAGACATCTATTATTTCATACATATTAGAATTTAAAATAATTGTTAAGAAAATAAATGTTCTGGATAGTTTTTGAATTATCTGTTTGTTGCCAAACATCAGTTCACAGATTGACTCTGTCTTTTGAGTTATACTCATTATTTGTTCATTCAAATCCCACATAAAGATTTTTTCTTTTGAAATGGAAATCTTATCAAGGAGATTTTCAGAAATCTCATTTCCAATAACCAAAAAAGTATGCAAGGAGTGAGTCTCAGCATTAAAAAACAGGCATTGATAAATTGGTACTCTATATTGTTTATTTTTCCAATCGTTATGAAAGCAATAGACACCCAGATGACAAACACATCCCCGCATCTGCATGCTGGAAGAGACAACCAGTTTCACTGATATAAGAACTTATATTGTGACCTAGTAATTTATAAATTTTTTTTCTTTGTCTTTTTTTTGAAGCTTCTGTCAGAGCCTTACGTAACTCTTTGTAGGTTTTCAGATTGGTTCTTGATACGTGCCACATGTCAAGTAAAGTTTCTATTTCCCTTTTCGTTAGACTTCTAAATGGCTTCCCAACGATATATCTGGGTTTACTCTTAACCAGATTCATATTAAAGGCACATTTGAAAAACATCCTTATTATTGAAACACTGAATTTTGCAATCGACAGTGACCAGGTATTTAATTGCATTCCCTTTAACCTATTGAACAAATATAACGTATAACTGTTGTATTTTTCAAATAATTGCACGTGCGTTGTAAAAACAATTTGTAAAATCCTAAGGATTTCAGATGATCTTCTTGCAGCGCAAAGTAAGATAGCATCTTCTGAGATGTCAGTTTGCGTATCTGTACAGGACTGTAAATTTAAATCCGCTCTAATAGATTCCGCTAAAAAAGCTACATCCATCAACATACCACATTCATGTACGCCTGAAATATCACTTAATAAATAAAACTTGCTACATATATAGTTTTCAGGTAGAGTAAATGTTTTGATTCGGGATTTAAAAAACGCTTTAATCTTTTCCACATCGATACCGGTGGCAACATATTTTTGTAGCAAAGCATTTATAAAAACAAACCTCCTAATTTCAGATTTTAAAGTAAGCATAATCTCTTCAATTACAAAAATGTCAACATCATTTTTCAAAAATAAATTCTGGAAATTATTTAAATTAACAATGTAATCTTTATGAACTTGGAAATTTCCAAGTTCATAGAATTCTCCGTTAACAGTAATATTTGTATTAGATAGCAATTCTTTCAGTGTCATAGTATTTTCTACAAAGTCTGTTTTCTTCTTTTCAAAAAAATGGCAACCTTGAACCAACATTTTTGTAAATGCGTAGAATTTTTCTTTAGCTATAGGAAAGACGTCTCCATCGATGTGAACTTTAATTGAATTACTATCCAATAAAAGACATAAAAGATAGAGACTATCAGGAAGATTTAATAGCGTAGTTTTTTCAATATAATGCCTAATTCTAAAAAATTGTTTTATCATGGAATTAGACAAGTAGTTTTGTGCACTGAGACATTTTTTATTAAAATCCATACAGCTGCATTGTAGGATTGACTTTTCAAAAAGTGTCCAATCATAGCATTGTGGAATCGAAATAGGGGATACAGAAAGAGGCACCTGAATTAATGCAGGATTCAAATAAATAAAAATTTCGTTGTCTGTGACCTTTCTAACTCTACCCATTGATTGAAAAACCGAAACCATATCAGGGCCACCTTTTACCAAATGAATGTAAACAAACATAGCTGAAAAATGTAGAAAGTCAAAACTGAGCCCGACCGTTACAATAGATGTATAAATAACAATATTATAGTTTATCCAACTCTCGACAGAATGACATTTGCCCTGCTTAGAAGTTAAAAGCAAAATTTTTTTATCCGGGAAATCAGTTTTTAACAATTCTGACATGAAATCGGCAGATGTAACTGTGCTACAAAATAAGCAAATGTTTTTTCCTAAGCCTAATTTTTGTTTTAGAATTCCATAAAATGCAAGATTCCCATCTATAAAAGTTGGACAAAAATAAGCAGATCTATTAGAAAAATTCGCGCTTACAAACGTATTTATAATCAATGCAGACTTAAAATGCGGCATACAGAGAGAGAAAAAATCCACCACATAACGATTGACTGTTGCATCCATAGCTACGATCTGTGTTGAATTTCTAATGAGCGTTAAAAGCTTAGCATCTACTTCCTTGACTTTAGTCATGGTTTTTGAATAGAACTGTTTTATAATAGACATTATTTCATCTAGTATTAAAACATGATAATTCCTGGTAACACGATGTAAACTTTCTACTTGAATTATCAGTTTGTTCTTGTTGATTTGACGCTCTTTAATTTCGCTGTACAGATAGAAATCGTTCAAATCATTCTTCTTGAATCTATTTAAAAGTTCTGCAGCAAAAGTTTTACGACAGGAAATAACAAGGACAGAATCAATATATGAAACAGTTTTCAAGAATTCTATCAATGCAGAGGTTTTGCCAGAACCCATTGGAGCTCTTATAATTTTTATTTGTTCAGAAAAGGTTTTAAAATGAACCATTGAAGCATCTTGCAAATACACTGAAACGTTTTGTGTAAAGTGGCAATCCAACAAATTTTGTCCAAACCATTCCAAAAATAATTGATCATTTTGAAGCTGAGTTTCCATTTGACAGATCCCCACAATGGCATTGAGCAGAGTAGATGTGATTAATATGAGAATTTGGGTCTTAAGTATAATCTGTGCTTGTTTAACGTATATCAACGTCACAGTGCATTTAGTGGCTGTTCACTTTCCCAATTTGGGATTCCCATGCGCATATTATGAAATCAATGATATGAAAGCCATCAACCTCTCTATACGGAATGACATCCGCAGCCTAACGCCACAACTCTACCTAAATCCTATCCAACTTATCTGCTATGTTGTTTTCATGGATATCTGCTTTTTCTTCATCTTAGTATACTATATAGTTTGTTGCGTAAAAGTATTCTCTTCCGAAAAAACTCCCAACATCAATCAATCTACAAGGGATATAACTTGGATGGGGGATAGTTTATCGTGTTTCCAATTTGTTTTAACTATGGATACATATCAGTTCTTTGTCACCTGTCTTTCTTTTCGACTAGTCACCCTCGCAGCGTTTACGTATTGCCTGTTTTTCATTTGCTTCACAGCTTTCACGTTGACTATGATAACACAGTATCAATCCTCTGAAAGATCTTTCTTCGTATTGAAACGGATCCACCCAAAACTCAAAGGCACAATAAAATATAAAACTATCATAATCAATATGATAGAACTAATGTTGGGTTTTTCCAGTATGGTGTTTGCAATTACGATTTGTCTAGGTTTAGGTAACAATTTCTATATTAAATCATCAACAGTGGCTTTCGCATCTATCAACACCTTTTTTGTTATGTCTTTTGTATACTCTTTGGTGATTGAATTAATTTTACATCAGTATGTTAAGGTTCAATTTGGTTTACATTTTGGAATTTTGTTTGGTATCCTAGGCTTAACCTACCCAATACTAAAATATGATTCACTATTTAAAACGGAATGGACTGTCAAATTCATAGTCAATCTAGCTGTGATCACCATAGTTTGTCTTTCCTTTATTATATGCAGATTAATTAGATTTTTTATGCGGAAACATCATAATTATAAGAAATTACCTACAACAGTGGAAGACCTAGATGTATTAGAAGAAGCAAATGAATAAAGGGTTTTTAATCAATGGACGTTTATTTGGATTGATTTTCAAGTTTCTTCTGGGTTAACGAAACGCTAGAATCTTGTTTATTTAGAAGTGGCTTCTCTAGTTGCAACTCTTCTTCAGATTCAGTATCACTTAAAGCAGAAAATTCTTTTTCAAGATTAATATATTTTCCTTTATAGTCTACTAAGGTGTCTTCGGCCTTGCTGAAGATGCCGCCATGTATTGTCTTACAGCACTTTGAGCCCATATTTTTAAATTTGTCTGTTGTGCAATTTTATTTTCCCAGATACAGCATATATCTTTGATTACTCGTGAAGTAAATTCAGCGTCAATAGTAATTGGAGTAATCAATAAAATTAAAGGGATTTCTTCTTCTAAATATTCTGTGTCCTCAATTAGCAAGCGACAGTTTTTTTCGTCGTCTTCTCTTTTTCGAAATATGGCAGATACAATATAAACCGAGGGTAAATTCTCTTTTTCAATATTTTCTGGATTATCGTGATCCTGTATATAAAATTGAGTCATTACATATTGCTGTAAAATACTCTGAAAATAATATCTATGCCTAGGATTTATAAAAGCATCAATAGTAAAAATAGCTTTTTGGTATGCAACCAATGTGTTTAATATACAGTCTTTAACGACATCAAAAATAATTGCCGTTGACACATTTTTTTCGTTCATGGGAATTAGTCGTGTAATGTCGAACGTCAAATTTTTGGGAGTCAAGCAAGCACGACGTTTTTTACCAGAATCGTATAGAGGATTGTTAGTGATTAAATATTCTCTTGCCGAAGGCATCTTTCCATTTTCTCTATACTCTATAGCTGGTATTGGATGTGATAAGATGAATTTAGCTAAAGCAATTTCTGACGGATTTTGTAACAGCTCGGAAACAAATAGATCGTTTTTTTCTCTCAGATATTTATATCTAAATTTCAATTCAAATATAACAACTTTATCCCCTACTTCTATCAGGTTGTTGTCATTAAAAGAGATTCCATAATAAGAATCTATGGATGCACCAAACACTCCAGATGAAGGATCTAATAATAAACCAAGTGTTTTAGATATCCAGGGCTTTTTCACAAAGAATGTCTTTAACAGGTGTTCTATGATGCGTTCATGTTTAATTCCATATAAAACCGCATCTCCTAAATAAGAATGCTCCTGTATACCCGAAAAAGATTTAGAGATATAGATGTCATAAATTTTAGTTGCCGTGATGCAATTTTTTCGCATAGCGTGCCAGAGTGGATTTGTTGACTGTCCTCTTGTCTCTCGTTCTAATATTTTAAATAGATTCTTAACAACTTTTGGACTCGCATCTTGTAAGCGGACATAAATATTGCTATATAAATCAGATAGCTCAACATTCTCATCGATAAAATCTGATATGTTTTGATGCATATAATCAATGAACGATCTGGCTAAGAAGGTATCTTTGAAGCGAGAATTAAACTTTATTAAGATATAATAAGTATAACACAGACGGATAAAATTAAATGAAATTTTCCTTCTTGAAATGTCCAGATTGTTTAATTTGTCTATTAGAAATAAAAAGACCGAGTCCTCTTCTATAATAGAAGCCAAATTACAAGAAATTTGTGCGTAATCTATAGCCATGTTACACCCGAAATACAGAATATGGATCCTTCTCTAAATCTGAAATAGTTATAATGGAAAGCAATTGTTGCAGATCATTTAAAAGTATTTGACCAATTTCGTGTCTTTGTAATTGGGCGTGCCTATACCTGATTGGTTGTCTTCTAACATCTCTACTGTCATTTACATATGTTTCCTCGAGTAAATCTCTTACGCTTAAATCACCACTTGCGTGCAGAAAGTCATACAAGTTTTCAAACACATCCACCACCTCACGATAAAAAAGAATGCCAAATAAAACTAAGTGCTCAGCTAAAACTTTGCAACAAGCATCTTTATATTCTAAAGGGTATTTGATTGGATTCAAAGTACAAGCTTCATTTGAGTACGTGAACAATCGATTTTCATAATATTTTTGCGCCTCACGGCATCCGCGTTCATCCAACATTCTGATGACACATAATAAAAATACTTGCGCTAGTGCACAAAGATCTAGATTACAATGTCTCACTGGATTGCCCTTACCATCAAATTCTGCATAAACTTCGACCAAAATTATTTTGTGAGCTATCATGGGTCTGAAACCTGGATTAAACATGTCACACAATTTATTATAACTTTTAGGCACAATCTGGATCCTATGATCAAATTGTCTTAGTATTCCACATTTTCCATTATACTGTGGGTGTACTTCAGCTAAACTGTAATCAGCTAACACAGCCTCCAAAATAATACCTTCCTTGTGGTGTATCAAAATATTTGCTAGTGAAATATCACAATGGTTGATTTTACACACCATGTTTAAAAAACGAACAGCTTCTGCAAGGTTGCAAAAAATAGAGTAATAATTTTCAACGTTTTCCAATTTCCAGTCTGTAAATTTATATAAATCTGTATCATAAGTTTTGGAAAGGGAGATTTTATGGTTCAGGCAGACAGAATTACATATCAAAAGACTTTTAAACACGCATTCGCGTGAGGTTAATTGAGCTCCGGCTTTTGCACGAACTACTCCAGACACATAAGAAGAAATGCAGCTCTCTAAGTCATCAGAAGCTTTAATTGCAACATTGTTCAAATCATATACCATTCCATATGATCCGCTTCCTAAAATCCGTGCCATGTTTTTTTCTGGCTCGCAAAACTGAGAACAGGAACTTTCCTTATGTGGAACATAGACAACTGAAAATGACTGAGTATCAATGTGTATTGAAAACAAAAAGGGTGAATGAATACGCTCAAAAATTCCAAGATTACATAAAACGGGGTAATGTGCACTTAAATCTGTCACAGACTTTTCATTTCGACTTAACACGATTTTCCTTGTATCCATAAAATTCTCAAATTCCGTGCATGCACTCAATTCATCTCGTTCAAACTTTGGAGATACAGTCAAAGATTCATGACATAGGAGGTCTGTTACAGATGGATCTGGACATAAGTCCGTATCAGACCGTTTTCGTATCATCGAGCCCCGTTTTTTTTCCAATTCGTTATCCACGTCTGAAGCCAGAGGTATTTTTTTGTTAGGTCTGATGTTTTCGGAACCAAATAATTTACGTTTTACTTTACAAGGCCTTTTTTTAAGTTCTTTTCCTTTTTTTTTAGGAAGCATATTTCTTGGACGTGTTTTTTGATTTTGGGGTGTCTTAAGCTGCTCCATATTTAGTCTGATTCTAATCCGGCCAGTAAAGTTTCTTTTATATTGTCGGTGACGGATTTCACTTCCGCTGCCGTATCCAAAATGTCATCCAAATCTACACATTCTAGCTGAGCAGCATTTTTCCTTTGCGCTTTCAGCTGCAGCTTTTGATCCTTTAACATTTTTGTCAAAGAAGTAATTATCTGGGACTGTTCGAGATTTTCTGATACAAGATTTTGATTGAGAGCGTGAATTTGCTGTCGAACGCTAAGAGGATGATCTTCACCAAGTTTTAATTTTAACAACTCATAATGTTTTTTTTCTAAATTTTTGGACATAGTTTGTTTTATTAATTCATGCAGTGACATTATAGTTTCAAAAGTACACCGTTCTCTGAAAAAACAAGAGCTGATAATAATTTTCCTATATCGTAAACTGGAAAAATTATTGCTTCCTTAGAACCTGGCAAGATTTGAGTTATGGTAACTGTTGTTTGCATAAATGTACAGTCCTTTAATATTATTGGACTGAACACACTCATACTTAGATTGTTTGCGGCATATTCCATACAGAGCCTATTTTGTCTATATAATGCACAAAACAGGCATATTTGAGCCGCCAATGGAAAATTTCCTATCTCTTCCTCACAAATTCTTTCTTTGGCCCGTAAATCTGACAGAACCAACTTGATACGCTTTTTAATACCTTGCTGTAAATTTGAATTTTCGACACTAAAATCTCTATACAAAGAGAACACATAAATTTGCAATAACCCAAAAAATACACTAAGGTTCATATTTCTTTCATACATGCATGGTGGAAACAATATTGGGAAAGGGGCGTTATACCCCGCCTTATTTAGTCCAAAACAATTATCAGCCTGACAATAACTCATAGGACCACAAAAAGCTAACCATAACAAACATTCTAAATCACGTACATCGGTATGTCCTAGAAGACTGGGTGTTTCAGCATAACGTAAAATATCCTGAACAAAATCAGACTTATCTAACAGAAACGCCACCTCGATGTGTTTTTTCGTATAGATGATATATGATCCAGTTAGAGCGATGTTCTCACTGGTCATTTTTCTCACATTTTGCAACAAATACTTTTTGGATGATTTTACAGGTACCGCTGTATTAAAGGAAGACGCCAGTTTTTCCAACGCTGCATCAATATTAAGATTTGCTTCAGTCATTGCTTTCGAAGTTTCTGATGGAACAACATTTGTTACTAGTAAGAAGTTATTAGTTGGTGTTTCAACGAGTTTTAGACGTGTATTAGGAGCGGTTGCTTTACACACAGTTAGTGCGGTCTGCACTGCCTCCGAGAAAATTTTAGCATCCTTTTCATTTAATTTAGTCGTTTCTTTATAAATTGTAGCTAGAGCAATATCTGTGTCCATGTTGCGATCATGCGATATAGATGCAATTCAGAAAGCGTATCAGTCTATAATTTGGAAACATGAACAGGACGTAAAGATTTCTTCAACTTTTCCAAACAGCGCGATATTTTGCCAAAAACGATTTATTATATTAACTCCAGAACTTGGCTTTACACATGCATATTGCAGGCATGTTAAACCTTTATATCTTTTTTGTGATCGCCAACGGCACGTAAAATCTAAAATTGCAATATGCGACCCCTTGAACTGCGCTTTGTCAAAGCTCAAATTTACTGCAATCGTAGAGAAAAACACAGAAGTACAATATCAAAAACATCTAGAGCTACAAACAAGTTTTTACAGAAATCCCATGTTTTTACAGATCGAAAAATTTATTCAAGATTTTCAAAGATGGATCTGCGGTGATTTTGAGAACACCAATAAAAAGGAAAGAATTAAACTAGAGCCATTTCAAAAGAGCATTCTTATACACATAATTTTTTTCATCTCTGTTACGAAATTACCCACACTGGCCAATCATGTCCTTGATTACTTAAAATATAAATTTGACATAGAGTTTATAAACGAAAGCAGCGTAAACATACTTAAACAGAAAGCTAGTGTTTTTCTAGTTCCCAGAAGACACGGTAAAACATGGTTCATGATACCAGTTATTTGTTTTTTATTAAAGAATTTAGAAGGAATCAGCATTGGTTATGTTGCACATCAAAAACACGTTTCGCACTTTGTTATGAAAGATGTTGAATTTAAATGTAGACGTTTTTTCCCGCAAAAGAAT